TTGCAGTTGTGCTTGGGGTTGATTCATCGTGTGGAACATCTGGTGATGTTTGAAATCTATCACCATTATTACGCAATATACACCTCTAAATTAAAACGTAATTATATTATTTTTCTATAAATGCTCTTGTACCACCCATAGTTGGAGTGTATGCTTTTTGTTCTGTAGCATCTGACGACTCTCTTCTATCAATAATGCAAGTAGCCCAATCGTATTTCAATGACAATTTAAGAACGTTTAAATCATCACCATCATACTTATAAGAACCCCAATCAATTTTAGTAACAATTGGTTGATTTAAAACCCATGTTTCTAATTGCTTTCCTTCGTCATCAATTTGTGCAACAGTTACTTCTCCAAGTGAGGTTGTTGCTTTTCTTTTAGAAATATTTATTATACCACTAAATGTTGCAGATGTTGGTATTTCGTAACCCATAGCTTCCAAAAGTTGTGCGAGAGAGCCAGCAGCATCAATTGGGTCAGTTGGGTCAATCATATCGATTGTTATTTCATTCCATTCAACAGAACCCGGATAGTTAAAACTATGATTTAAATATCTGTGTGCGGTAGTTTTAATTGTTGCTACAGGCTTGGTAAATGATTTAGCGTACCATACTGTAGAGCCGTTTGCAGTATCATTCAATGCAGAAACAGAAACTACAAATCTAGAAACTCTTTTTGGGTCTTGTGCTTTTCCATCAACTCCGGTCCAAAATGGCATTTTATTAGTTCTCCCTTATATTTCTAAATATAAATAGTATTAAGTACCTAAAGTAGCACCAGAACGTGTAATAATAAAGTCAATTGCGATAAACTCTATTGCTCTGGCTGGTTTGATATAAACTTTTGCGTACATAATATTTCTGTCAATTAAATCTGGTGTTGTTGTCTTGTTATCAAGAACAACTTTGTAATCGGTTATGCCACCGCGAGTTGCGACGTTACGTAAGAATCTTTCTGTTCTATTCTTGAATTGATTCCAAGTAGCTTCAATGTTTTGTTGGAAAAGAATGTCTCTTGAAATTCTTGTAACTTCTCTCTTAACAAACAACATTAATCTACGAACGTTAATTCTGTCAAGAGCAGATGGTGTAATTTGAAGAGTCTTTTGTCCATATACAACCAAGCCTTCTGATGGGAATGAAGCAATTGGATTGATATTTGCTTCATAGAGTGTGTCTCTTTCGTCAGCGTTTAATCTGTAAGAAATACCGACAACATTCAATCCTGCTGCTCCAGCAGACAATCCACCACGAACGAATCCTGCTGGTGCAAACCAAACTTCGGAAGCTGCTTCGGAGCTAGCTAAAGTTCCAAGTGCTATAACTGAAGGTGGCATAAACAATTGTTGTGAAGTACCTGTATCTTCAACTTTGACGTATGGGAAGAATGAACAACCATAACTTGAATTTATGTTTCTAGCAACCAAATCATCTGCTGCTTGTTGTGGGTCTGGTCTTCTTGATTGTGCATCTTGTGATACATTTTCATAAACTGGAATGTAATCATATTTAAGGTCTATAATTGCAAGAGAATCAGTTCTGCTTTCACAAACTTTAATCATATTCTCTGTCAATGTAGAATTTTTAACGCCGGGCATTGCCATAAGGTTACATTCAACAAAATCAACATCATCTACAGTATCTAATGCTCTTTGAAGAGAATAGAAAGCATAGTTTGTTGTTTCATTCGCGTTTGTGCTATCACCAAGTATTTCGCTGTTTATAATTGGTTCTTTTTCGGTTATATCAAATCCGTCAAAACCACCATAGAATGAAACTGTGAATCTAGGAAGAACATCGTTTTGGAGAACATAGGAATATCCACCAGACAATGCTGTTGCTGAAGTTCCTGCTACTCTTGCACCTTCAGAGTAAGAAACGCCAGTTACGTTTCCACTTGAATCTCTTGTGACGATTATATCATCAAGTGAGAACTTGTATGAATATTCAGTTGCTGATGATGTAGTGTCAAATGTGGCAAAATCAACTGGAAGTGGGTATGATAAATCAGAAACACCAGTATCAAAAGTTGTACTTGAATCATTTCTTTGATAATCGGCACCAAAATATGTTCTCTTGGCAACTCTTCCGCCGTGGTCTGTATAATCTGCACGTTTTGCATATGATGGGAATATGAATGAACCAGTAAAATCAACATTTCCAACTTTCATAAATTCGCTAGCAGTTCCCTTGGAATGTGCAATTGTATTGTTGCCTTTAGCATAAACTTGATTAAATTGAGCAGAAGCAGAAGTTGCAGAACCAAATGTAGATGCATAAGCACTACCAGAATGTACAGTAAAGCCCTTAAACTTCATGCCACCAAGAATACCGAATGGAAGATATCTGGTATCTGTTGCGCCAGCATCAACATCTTCATTCATGACTACTCTAAGATATTTAGACTTGTTATCGTAATTACCGTATTCATCAAGTCTCTTATTTACTTCGTCCCATTGATAATATTTATCACCAATTCTTCTAGCAAGATAAGATTCTGCATTTGGGTCAAGAGTTAGGCTGCTAAATGTTTCAAGAACTTGTGGGCTTCTATCTATATCAGATGCTACTCTTACTTGAATACCAAATGTTCCATATGGATAAATGTCTGGATTTGATGCCTCTTTAACATCTATGATAGATACTTTGATATTCTTTTGTGTCCATTCTCCTTCATCAAGCGAAACAAGTTTGAAGAGTTTTGCCATATTTACTGGATTGTATGAGCCAGAATTTGTTGAAAGGTCTTGAGAAATAAACCAACCAGTTTCTGCTGCTTGGGATTCCATTCTCATGTTACCCTTATTAGAAGAGCCGCTTTGAAGAGCAAGAATAACGCCAAATTGTTGTCCAGCAGTTAAGGATGAAATATCGCCAACTGTTTCTTGTATTGAGCGTTCGAAAGATTCACCTAACCAATATATTTCGCTATTTGTTGTTGTGGTTACTGTTGAGTTTGTAAATATTGGATTGGTATTAAATACTTTTCTAATGTATAAATCAGAAGCAGGATTAAAGTTGAATGAGCTTGTTAAAATTGCACCATCAGAAGAGTTCTTTACAATTGCTGTAAATTCTGCGTTATCTCCAGTTGAGCTAACAAGAATAGCACTACCAGTTGTATCTAAACCAGCACCTGTTCCTCTTGAAGCACCAGAAAGAACAATAGAACCACCGTTATTAACATACCAAACTGCTGCAAGAGTTCCAGTTAAATGAGTGGAGCCAGAACCAATAATAAACAATCCGTAAGCACCACCATTTTGTGCAATTGTTGCACTAGCAGTTGCTACAGTTGTTTGCCAACCTGCTTTACCAGCATCTGTTGCATTGCTTGCATTCTTACCAGTAATACGGAAGAAAGTAACTGGTCCTACGTTTGCATTTAAGTAGGCTTGTGCTGCATAAGGAGCGTAAGTTGGTGCTGTATAGTTTCCTGTTCTCCAAACATCACCACCAGCATTACCGGGAATTGGTTCTCCAAAGATTTGAACGAAATCATCGTATGAAGCGACTTGAATTGGACGCATTGAAGGACCATGTTCTGCTCTACCAATTATGATTGGTCCTACACCAATTTCTGCTGCTGGGACAACGGATTTGTCAATCTCATTAATGTAGATGCCGGGAGAAATAAAACGGAAACTTGATGCAGCCATATTGGATGAACTCCTTTGAATTTAAATATCTGGTAGTAAATAGTCGTAAAAAATACAAAAACCCATTGTTTATTTAAGAGAATTAATAATAACTGATTCTCTTGGCATTTTAAATTCTACGACAGTTTCTCTAATAATTATATTTGGAGCATCATTGGAATCAGAATCAGAAAAAATATATCCAAGAACATCAAATTTAATATCTGTTACATATACCCTTTCATTGTTCTGCATGTTTTTAGCATTATTATTCATTGTAGCTACAGAATCATTTGGATACATTAATTCATAACTGTGACCATCACGACGTATTGAGAATATTCTTGATTGTCCATTCACAGCAATAAATTGTGTAATCATGTTATTCATTTGTTCTATATAATAACTTTTTAAACTTATAGTATAGGAACACTTAACATGCACAGGAATTGGTGCAGATATTATTTCATAAACAATTTTTTTGTTTTTAAACTTATCGTTAAATTGCTGTGCTTGTTTAAATGCATCAACATTCGCAAAATCTGTGCTTTTTGCTTGTTGAATTAACTTATCTATTGAGATTACACCAGAACCATTATAATAATCAAACTTAGATGGTATAGATGCTTGATACTTTCCTCTAAAGTTTGCTGCGGGCGTTGTATTTGTTCTTTCAATTGAAATTAATGGAAGTATTAATCTTCCAGAATTATCTCTTAAATCTTTATTGTTTTTAATTTGGAATGCGCGTTCGGCAGAAGTCCAAATAATTGGAACTTTTTTATAACCTTCATGCGTAACTAAATGAACATTTATTCTTTCGTTTAACCAATCATAAACTGCAAAATCAATTGTTTCTAATTTAGATGGAGATAAAGGAAGAGAAAATGTTCTTGGGTCTATTGGTCTTTGCATTTAGTTATCCCACAAATACCAATGATGGTATTTTTTGTCCAACTTTTTGAAGATTATCTGATAACGTACCTTGTTGCTCAATAATCTTTGGATAAGTCATTTCAGCAAGAATTGTCTTTAATTCATCACGCAACTCTTTCTTTTCTGCTGCTGCCTCTGTTAATAAAGCAGTACCATTTAATTGTACAGATTCGCCGGGAATTGGTATTATATTGAACTTAGAACGAACGTGTCCTAATATTTCCTTACAAACAGCAAGTGCATATCTTCTAATCCATTGCTTACCGATTGAATTTATGCTTTCATATGGTATATTGGCAAATGGAAGAGTGTTCATATTATTGACACCATTCACACCTGTATCAACTCCTTCTTCACTTTCTGTCCAAGGGTCAGTTGGAATTGTAAATTCAACCCAGAACTTTTGTGGAGTTGCAATATTTGGTACTGGAAACAATCTTAACATATTGTTTTTGATTTCAAAAGAATAGTGTGAGTTTCTGGTATATATTGCAGTTTCGTATGCCATTGCTTGAAGTTTGTTTTGCCATGTTGGAATAACTTCAAATGTTGAATCATCGGCATATTGACCATAAGAAGACATATTACCGATTGTATTTAAACCACCATAGTAGCCAAAGAATCTCCACATTGATGCTGGAGTCTTATAAAACACTCTTCTTATAACTACTTTTTTTGAACCTACTTTACCTGCATATGGAACATTGTTTCCATTAACATCTATGCCACTAATTGATGCTGATTCTATTATGTTTTGTAAATCATAATCTTGAACATCAACAACTGTACTTAATGAAGCTGAATATATTGGGTCATTTGATGATAAACCACCTTCAAGAGCAAATGCTTTGCCGTAGTTCCTAAAATAATCCAAAGAATACTTTGGATACTTTAAGGCAACATTTATGGCACCAGAAACAATTTCTCCGTCTTGGTCAAATGAACCAGTTGATTTTCCAAGCATTGATGGAAGGGCATTAGTTGCTTGATGTAAATTAACAAGATAGGAGTATTCTAATACTGCTTCTTCGTATGCAGCATACACATTTCCAGTTGTTAATTCAATATCTAATATGTCACCACCAAGTTTTTTATAAACATATGCAACTTGGTCTGCCGCACCAGATATAAATGCTGGCGAATCGGAATAAATTCCAAATGGTAATGCTACAGCAACATCGCCAAGAGTGCCAGCAGATGGAAGTACAACAGCACTTAAAGTGCTTGCAGGGGTTAAGGTAGGAACAGCCATACAATAAATAGTTAAATAACTTGATAAATACAAACTAAACTTTAAGTTTAGATTTGGAAACAAAAAACCCCCCGATATTTCTATCGGAGGGCTTCTTATCGTTAATAACGTTTAGTTATTAAGCGCCGGATTCTCCGAACATGCCACGGATGACGACCAAGCCGTAGAAGTCTGGTCTAATCATCTTCTTAGCGTAACGGGTCATAACGCCCTTACGTGGTACGAAGTCCTCGATACCAAAGATGGTTGGAGTAACTTGTAATGGAACGTATGGAGCATATACGAAGCCGCTTTCAAGGAAGGAGCTTCCCTTACGACCGACGAGGATAACGTTACGGAGGAAGTATGGATCGACATATACATCCCATTTCTTGGAAATGGAACCTACATTAACGACACCAACTTCACCCTTGTCGTCATCAACGGCGATTCTGGCTTTAAATCCTGCTGTCATTTCAAGGATTGAAGCAACTTCTGGATTGACTACGAGGAAGTTTGCACCGCCACGGAGAGTCTTTCTGTGGATTTGAGCAGAAACGTCATTGATGGTTTCAATGAGGGTTTCGTACCACATAGAAACGTTACCGGTGAAATCTGGGGCTTTTGCGGAAGCACCAATTTCTACACCAGTAAGTCTATTGACGAAGAGGCCGGGGCTTCTAGACCAGTAGAATGTACCAGCAGTTGCACCTTTAACGAGGTCTTCAAGAATTTCACGGTCAATTTCAAGGCCGATTTGTTCTGAAAGAATTGAAGTTAATTCAACTTCTGCATCCAAGTTGTGGTAAGCATTGAGGTCTTGTCCAAGTTCTGGGGACCACTTTGCCTTCATCTTCTTGGTTACAGCGGTAACGCTTACAGAATCGACTTTGATATCGATTTCTGGGATTGCGGTGTTACCTTCCAAGCCCCATGTATCAGTACCGACTACTGCACCAAGAGCGTTGGTTGTGCCAGCGGCTGGTGTTCCAGAGAAGTCGTCAGTTTGAGCGTAGGAAAGAGTAATTGCAGTTCCACCAGAGCCTGCACCGTCAGTTGTTACGTTTGCAACTGTTGTTGTATCAGAAGCAAATACAAGATAAACTTGTGCTTTTGAAGTAGCAGAAGAACCACCAAGAACAGTTGAACCATCACCAAGTTGGGTCAATCTTCTAACCAAACGAGTTCTACCACCAGAACCAGTTACGTTATTTCCAAAAGATGAACTAAAGGAAATTGCAACAAGGTCTTTAAGGTTGAGTTGGTTAAATGATGCAACTGGTGTAGAATATACTGCAACATTTGTTGTACCAGAAGTAAAGTCTGCATCGAAGCGAACCCATTGGTCAAGATATGCACCACCACCAGTAGTTGCACCAGCACCGAAAGTACCAGAAGCAACGACTGTTACTGTTGCAGCGTGTGAGCCAGTTGGTGAGGTGTAGCCGTTATTAAGGTTGTAGAAACCCTTCTCAGCATTAACACCAGTTAAACTAACACCGCCTGTGATTTGTTGACCGACGACGCCTTGACCATAAACGGAATCTCCAGCTTCATATCCAAGTCTTGGGCCAGAACCTGCTGTTGAGGAAATGTTGAAGTCAAGGAAGAAGATAAGACCGCTTGGGAGTGACATTGGTTGAACGGAAACGAGGTCGTTTGCAATCAAGCCAGCGAATACTCTACGAACGATTGGGAATGCTACGGCAGCAAAACCTTCTACGTCGCCAGCAGCCATGCTGGAGGATTCACGGAGAAGTTCTTTTGCTTGGTTTTCAAGCAAACGAGCCATGCCGTGACGAGTTCTTTCATCTGACAAGCCTTCTAAAAGACCAGTCTTTTCCCACTTTTGAACGAGGGCATGACCTTCTTTGCGTAAGTCTCTATTGACCATGCCTTCTGTTAATTTTTGAATAATAGACATAATATAAACTCCTTAAATGTTTATTTTGATTTAATACCTGCGAGAATTTTCATTCTATCAGTAACTGGTGAAGTTAATGAATTCTTTTCCATTCTCTCTACAACGGAGGAAGAATTTCTTTCGATTGCTTCGCTTAACGATTTTGGTCCAGATGCAGAGTTTGCACCTTGCGTTGTGCTTTGAAGTGTTTCATAAATTACTTTTGCTTGTTCCATTGTTTTTGCGTTCGTAAGCGATTCGACAATCTTATTTTTTTGTCGCTCATTCAAGGAGTGGTTGCTTAGAACACGATTTTTATAGAGTAACTTGGCATTTGATAATGTTAAGTTGTCAAGTTTCTCTTGAAGAGTTGAAACCACAGATTCATATTGCTCAACTTTGTTGGCTAATGCTTCTGTTACGGGAACCAACTCTTTCATCTTAGAATGATATGTTAATACTTTTTGTTTTAATTGTTTGTTCTCTTGTTTGACTTTTCCATATTCTTCTTCCAACTCTTTATCAAGTTGTACTTTCTTTGCTTTGGCAAGTTCATGTGCATGTTGTATTTCAGCGGCAGTAGCAAGATAAACGTGTCCGTGTGGAACAACTCTTGCATCTACTGTCAATTGTTCAAGAACATCTAAAAGACCTTCTTTATCAACTTCATATGCTGCTTGTTTTTCTTTGATAGAATTAAGTTGAATATTAAGAGCTTCAGCAATATTCTTTAATGGAATTTCAACTTGCTCTTCGTCTTCTGGACAGGGGCCACCATCACAAAGTTTTTCTTTATCTTGAACGCCCTTCATATTACGGTCTTTGAAAGCATATGGCAATTTGCTTGTAGCTTCTGGCTCACCAGATTCGGGTGTTGCTCCCATCTCGTCGGTTAAATTTGGTATTCCGCCACCCATTCCTAATGCATCGCCTTGCTCTTCGCCACCTAGTTCTTCTTGCTCGTTTAACATTCCTTCTAAAATGCTTTTCACATCAACGGAATATTTTTCTAACACCATAGCCTCTGCATTTTTTAATGCGGCTTCTTTGAGTGTAATAGCATCTATAATGGCTTCATCAAGCAATGACATTAAAATTCTCCAAATAATATATATTTATCAAAAATAAATAGTACAGTTTTTGACAAAAAACCATAAATATTAAATTAATGACACAAATGACTTTGCTCTTGCCACAAGTTCATTGTTAGAATTGTAAAACTCACACAAAATTTCATCTTCGTGTGTATATTGTTCAACAACAATTGTTTGACCATTTACATCAATTGTTGGTTGGTATTGATAATAATTAGTTATCTTAACTTTTAAAATTTGATAGTTATCATTTATTAAATTTATTATATAATCGTGTATTGTCATATTAAGCCTTCAATAAAATTGCTTGTCCAATTGCCGCAGTAGAAGCAGAAATTATATAACCATTAGTTGTACCAGAAACAGTAAATTTTGTTGCGGAAGAACCATTTGGAAACATAAATATTTCTCTTAATCTACCAAAAAATGTACGAGTAGCAGATATATTTTCAACATAAATAGGCAATCTAGCATATTCACCAACTGCATTTTTTAAACTATTTGCGGTAGCAGCGACGTTTGGTGTGCCATTGAATTTTCTAGAAGTCGTTGTTCCCGAACCACCAAAGTTCATAACATATACGTGCGAATCACCTTGACCAGTTCCATGCCATAAAAATCCTTGTAATCCTATTGATTCATGACTAATTGTAGAAACACCAGAATATCCAGTAGTTATTAATGAATATATTTTACCATCTGACTCACTTGTGCCAGAAGTTGTAGATTCTGGGTCAATATTTGCGCCCGCTGTACTTAAAAAACAATTTCCTGTATTACTTTCTGCTATTACAAAAACAGTATCTTGACTTTCGTAAGCATGTATATAAGAAATTGATGTTCCTACCCAACAACCTGTGTAGCCAGAAAATTGTCCTGTACCAAATGGATTTGCGTCTGACCAAGAATTAAAGTTTCCAGCATTTTTACACATTCCAAAATTAACTCTTAAAGTAGAATATGTATCTGGTGATAACATTGTTGGAGAACCACCAGCACCACCAGCATAAACTATTTTATGTCCTAATGTAGAGGATACAGGAGTTAGTGAAACAGCAACTGTTGTTCCAACGGAGACTTGTGAAAATGGCGTCCAAGCAACGCCAGAGCCTGTTACTCTTGAAGTTCCATCAGCATAAGTAGTACTTGAAAAAGCAGTTGCTAACGCAGCCATAGTGCCAGAAGTGCTTGATGCTGGTGCTGTAAATTTGCCAATATATTTATATGTTAATGCTGATAAACTCATTATGCTACTGTCCCATTTCCTAAATAAATAGTTTCTGTATAATTTAATGTTTGACCTTCAACGGCAATTTCTGCATATCTTGCAGTTGTAAATGCTACGCCCAATGTTACAACAACCCAAGCAAGTTGATTGTTTGACCACCCAAGAACATAACTTGAACGATTTTCTGATGGTGGTGCTAAAACAGATGGAGTTGAAGTTGAGTTATAATAAGGAACACTATTGCTTGCTGAAGGAAATTGTTTTGCATTTAATTCATCAATTGAAGATGACAAAGCAAAACCACTAATTGACAACTCTTTTGATACTCCATTTCCATTAACATCAATAATTGATGTTAATACTTGTATTCCACTTGCTCCTCTGATTTCTAAAGAGTCAGAACCAGTTGCAACTAATGTTGTTTGCCCATTAACAACTATATTTTTGTAATGTGAGCCAATTGAAACTTCTATTTCGTTTGTCGCAGATTGTGAAACTTGAAAACCTGTATTGTTATCAAACTTTATTTTTGATACTTTATTATCGAATGAAACACCCTCTGCGCTTGTACCAGATACTGAAAGACTTATCGGTAATCCTACATAATTTGATGCTGTTATTGTTGTTAAGGAAATACTATCTGCAAGATTTAAAGTTACAGCACCAGTAGTTCCACCACCAGATAAGTTTGTTCCAGCGGTTACAGAAGTTATATCTCCACTTCCCCCGCCTCCACCAGAAACTCCTTCAAGTGATGAACCATTTCCTGCAAATAATGATGCGCTAAGTTGTGTAGCAGAAATTGAAGCAACAAGATTTCCGCTCACATAAAAGTCAATTTTATCGCTACTAAAATCAATTTTGGTAGCTCTATTTGGGTCGTCTGCTGCAACTAAGTCGCCAATTACTTGGGTTTGTTTATTGTAACCATATGCCATACTATAAATAGATAGATAAAAAGAAAAAGGGGGTATCCCCGAAAGGATACCCCCAGATTCTAATCCAGAAGAATAAGGATTAGAAGACCATCCATGTAGAGCCGTCCCATACTAATGAAACGGCAGCATTTGGAGATTCAAGAACGATTGAGGCAGCACCATCAATTGTTCCACCAACTTGTGCTGCAACTACAACGTTATCTGCTGCGCTAACACACTTGATTCTGTGTTCTTGACCAACAACTGGTGAAGTTGGGAGAGTAAGAGTGATGTTAGAAGAGGCTCTGGTAACGTTCTTGCTGATTGTAGCATTTGCGCTCTTGGTTTCCATGCCAAGTAACATTGCACCTTCAAGGTTACCGTAGAAGGTTGCAGCCTTCATTGAAGGTGCTACTAATGGGAGTGAAGAGGAAAGAGCATTTCCAACATCAGCAACAGCAGCAGCGGTCTTCAATGTGGCGTAATCACCAAGTTGCAAGCCTTGGTCAGCAGCAAATGCAGCAGAACCAGAAGCAATCTTGACGAGTGCATCTTCGACAACCAATTCAGTTGTGTTGATGTAAGTGGTTGTACCATTTACAGTCAAATCACCACCGATTGTTACGTTGCCTGTGAATTCTCTTGCGCCAGCAATTTGTGATTTAAGTGCTATTGCATCACCTGTGATTTCAAGAGCATCGCCATTGACTTCTACATCAAGAGTGATAGAAGAGCCAAGTGCTACTAAACCACCGCCAGAGAGTGCATCACCAGCAACAACTTCAACAGTAGAGTTGATAAGTTTGTTGTTAGCAATATTGCCAGAAAGCATTGCATTGGTAACACCGCCGTTAGCAATAGAGAGTTGTGAAACTGCTCCAAAACCATCAGCGATAAATGCAAGACCGGGACCAGAAACAGAGGCAGAAAGAGCGACGAAATCGTTCTTAATAGCCATTGCACCAGTTGTATTTACTGCAAGAGTACCAGCAGCAAGCCAATCAAGACCAGCGCCAGCAGCAGCAGAAGCGATACGAAGACCTGCTGCTGTGACTTCAAGGGCAGAGCCAGAAAGTCTTAAGACACCTTCGATTGTACCGCTTGCGCTGTTGTAGGACATATCAATGCTGTTTGTATCAACAGCAGAGAAGTGTGCTCTAACTTCGGCAGCAGATGGACCGGTGTATGTGAATACGCCAGTTGCGCTGTTATAAACGAAAGAACCATCGCCACCAGCATCTACGGCAGATACTGCGGCTCTTGCTCTTGCGTCTGTGAAGTAGAGATTTGTACCTTCGGCAAGATTGGTTGTTGATTTAACAGCTAATCTAGCGTCAAATGCAGCATCAGCAGATGCAGTAAATGCAGCAGCGGAAACACCGATTGTACCACTTGCATCATTGAATGTTACAAAGTCTGAACCTTCAACGAAATCAGCTACTACATCGCGAATTGAGCCAGAAAGACCAGCAGCAATTTCAGCAGTATCTACGCTAAGAACACCAGCAGCAAAAGCAAGACCAGCACCAGCGATTGATGATGTTACTGCAAATTGACCACCAGCAAAGGAAAGACCATCGCCAGCAGAAAGATGTGCTCTTACTTCTGATGCTGATGGGCCTGTGTATGTGATTACGCCAGAACCAGAATCATAGGTAAGTGAGCCGTCGCCACTTACATCATTTACAGATACTGCGGCTCTTGCTCTTGCATCTGTAAAGTATTTATTAGCAGCGTTTTCTGCGAGGTCTGCTGTATCGAATGCATTAAGTTCTGCAATCTTTGTAGAAGCAATGCTACCAGCAAGTTTATCATTTGTAACAGCCAAATCTTTAATTTTTGCTGTCTCAACTGCATCAGCAGCTAATTTACCTACTGTAACATTTAGATCAGCAATTTTGATTGTTGTAACGGCTGCGTCAGCTAATTCTGCTGTATTGATTTCACCAGCAGGAAGAGAAACGGAACCTGTAACGGTAAGACCACCAGAATCAACGGTAAGACCTTGTTCGGCTACCAATGAACCAGAGTGTCTATATTGTCCTATCGAAAATTTATAAGCCATATATTTAACTCCTTAACAAAAAAGTGCGACAGAATTAGAAAGCCTAAAACTTAATAACTCTATCGCACTACAATAAATAGAAACGTGCTAACTCAAAAGTATTATGTTGTCAAGAAAATAATTTAATAAATAAACCACTTATTATTTCCGTTTGTATATACGTTTAAAGAAGCATAAGGCGAATCAACAATCATTATATCTTGTCCATCTATTGTGTCGCCATTTTGAGTGTCAATAATAATATTTCTTGTATCTGCCATACCACCTTCGTCTTTTATTATATAAGTTCTACCATTTACAGAACCGCTTGCGAATGGTAGGCTGATTGTTACTGAACCTGCTGCGTTAGATGTATCTACCCCTATGAAATATTCTGTTCTTCCCATTACATAAGAAGATGAAATAACTGTTCTATTTACTATAAGACCATCTACTTTTATAAGAGTAGATTCGAAGAAATCGGCTCTAACTCGGTTGGTAACAGGTTGGTCGCCTATCATTTTTGGTTTGGATTTAAATGTTTTATATCCCATTAGAATAAGTTCCATCCTGTTGAAGATTTATATAAACTTACAGCACCGTGATCTACATCAATAACTACGTGTGTAACCTCATCCACAAAATTACCAGAAGAAGCAGATATAGTTACTAATCTAATATCTGCAAATCCTTTTTCATCTTTTATGTGCAATATCCTTCCATTAGCTGTTGAAGCTATTGTAGGAAGAGTGACTGTTATGCCTGTGTAGTTTGTATCTACTCCAATAAAATAGTCATCTGCTTGTACTGTATAACTTGATGTTATCAATATTGTTTTGTTTGTTACAGCAGAACTTGATAACGAAAACGAACTTCCATTAACAAGTAAGCTACCACTTATATAAACAGAACCAGTTATATAAACTGAGTCGTTTGCGTTGTCGCCTAAATAAGTGTTATTCTTAACTACTAAATTATTTGATGCAGTTACGTTTGTAAATAAGCCAGTAGAAGTTGGATTGTATGTAGAAGCAGAACCGCTAGAAGTAGATGTAGTTTGTCTTGTAGTTGGTACAGTATCTGCTGTAAATTGAGGATTAAATGCGTTTTCTCTAACACGGAAGCATTTAGCCATAATTTCAAATTTGTTTTCTATCTGACCAAATAATCTTTTTGGTTGGGATAACTCTGTTATTTCATAATAGTTATCTCCGTATAAAACAAAATCGCCTTCACGAACAAATAAGTTTTGGTCTTCTGTTAAGCGTTTTTTATGAAAATGAATTTCAATTGTTGTTTCAGTATCCAAACCAAACGAATCTTCATTTTTTGTTATATCGCCACCAAATTTAACAAGTGCATATACTCTTACAGGAGAATAAAAAGTTTTATTTAATGATTCTCCATATAAAGGATGAAAATTTGTTCTTTCAACGTCAATTGGAAAATACAATATTTGTTGCCCAATGACTCTTTCAATAAGTTCGTCATTGACTTGTTTAACAAGATTACGCTCTTTCTCTCCTGTAAATAACGGAGGAGGAGGAGTTGCAGGTTGCGACCAAGCGGTATCTGATTTCTTTTTGCGTGGCATTATCTATAAATAGAACAAAATATTATATTACTCTATTGTTTGTGGATATTCTCTTGTTACCACAATAGGCCATGTTGTGTTATCTTTTAATTCTTCTTGCAAATATGGAGGAATTGATAAATAAATTACTGCGACTCCATTTTGTGTAGCAAATTCTCCTGCTTCTTCTAGTGTGCTTGTTGGTGCAACAACAACTTTTTCTTCCATCATAAAAGTTTGCATTTTATTTATTCCTTATGAAACTACTACAATCGCTACTGAACCAGAAGAACCCGCACTACCATTTACACCAGTATTAACACCTAGCCCACCAGAACCACCATTAGCAGTAATTATTCCATATGATGTTGATTTTGTTATTAAACAAACCAATCCACCACCACCGCCTCCACCACCACCAGCGGCATTGATACCAGTACCATCTGAACCGTTTCCACCATTTGCGGAGATTGTTCCACTATTTACAATATTTTTTGCTGCTATCCAAACAATTCCTGCTCCACCACCACCCGCGCCGCTGTTGCCCGGTGTTGCAGCCAATGCACCACCACCACCACCAGAACCACCATTAAATGCTGCTACGGATGCTCTACCGTCATACCATCTACCATTCCACCTTTGATTTGGATTTGGTTGTGCAGCACCGCCAGCAGAACCGCCAACGTTTGCTGCTGCTGAACCTCCTGCGCCGCCGGTGGGTGCCAAATTTAAAACATTTAATGAACTATTGCCGCCAGAACCACCGCCAGCATTACCAGTACCGCTTGTGTTTCTTCCCGTACCTCCGACACCGCCGCCAGCACCAAGATAATTTCTGGCATTCAGAATTGCACCGGGAGTAAGACCAGAGGCACTATTTCCATCGTCATTAATTGAGCAACCAGAATTAATTGTTAATGTTTCTTTGACATACAATTTATAACCATTTGGCTTTATACTTCCAGTACCAGTTAAAATTAAATTATTATAATAAAACTCTCTTGATAATGTAAAAGAACCTGTAATAGTAGCATCACCATCTATACCATCGCCAAAGTATCCAAGTCCGTATGTTGTAGATAAAGTATCGCCAGAAGATACTACGTAATCTGTTCCGCTTAATGTTTTATTATAAGTTGCCATTATGTTAATCCTACGATATAGAATCCATCGACACCATTTGATACTAGTGTCGCACTACCAGAAGTGCTTGATATGACCAAGCTTGTAGCACCATCGATTGTTTGTGAGCCACTTGGTTTAATACGAATATTATTTGTTCCTGCATTTCCACCAATATCTTTAAATATTAGAGTTTGTCCTGCTGGATAGTTTGTTGCAGAATTCAAGCTTGCAGTAACAACAGAGCCAGTTGTACTGATTCCTACAAAATATGAATTTGCTGCTGCTGTAAAACTACTAGTATAAGTTGCATATGCTGCTTTAAATCCACCAGAACCAACAATGTTACCACCTATAAATGCATCGGATGCAACTTGCAATTGATTTGATGCTGTTATACTTGATGCTGTTAGCGTAGTAAATAATGCAGTTGAGCCTGTAATAACAGAGCCAGAAACTGTACCGAAACTTACTCTACCAGAACCTGTAATAAATCCGCCATCAATATCTATCGAACCAGTTCCAATCATGTTGAAAGAACCAGTTAGTGTTAGAACGTTTGTATCAAATGTTAAGTTTGCAGAACCATTGAACACACCAGAATCATTAAATTGAATTTGTTTTGTTGAACCACCGGGAGTTGCTGATGCTCCTCCACCACCGCCACCATTTGAAGTTGCTCTAAACAAACCACCATTTACAACTTTTGATTTTGTTGTATCGGTAAAGTTAGATATACCTGCTTCCATAATAACAGCGCCAAGATAAACTGCTGATGTTTTTGTATTATCGCCTTCTGCAAAATTTGGTTCATCTGCTATTGCTGCTACTGCATCTGCAAGTGAGGTATAGATGGTTGTTCCATAATAAACAAATAATGCTCTTGTTACAGATTTTGGAAACCAATAAACTCTTTGAACAGTAAATTTATTATTTGTTGGAGTTATTGTTGTGATTGTTCCATTTAAGTTGTATTTATTCGGAATTAATGCAGAGTATCCTACACCACCATTTGTATCAATATTTACGCTTGAACCACTAACCCAAGAATAAAAAATCTTTGTTGTTGTTAATGCAGGGTCATCAACTGCTGATACATAATTTGGTTGGTTTGGATTAGAAGAATAATTTCTTCCTTCTACGTAAGAATCACCAGCACTTCTTGTGATTGCCAAAGTTGCAGAACCACTTGATGCCAACACTTGACCACTTACTTTTAATGGACCAAATGCTCTAAAAAAGTCTTGTGTATTTGAGCTAATACCATATGCTGTTGTTGGTGT